ATCCACAACGATTGTAATCGTGCATAGTTTTGAGACGACACTATTGTATGTAAGCATTATAGCGATAGACGATAGTCACGGACCCAGTATACCGCCCGCCGTCGTCTTCAACGATGACAACCAAATAACGCTTACGTCTGATTCATCGGCGACGGGAACGCTACAGTTCCGTCTATACCTTTCGGTAGTCCCGCAGTAGTCAAACGAAATAAACAACGCGTCCTGTAGAGTCCAGGACGCGTGCGTTACCGTTTGGAGTTTTCAACATGTTGGCGGTGGCAATCGCCGCGCCTAATGTCGCGTGTGGTGGTCCGGATGACCCATGCCATTCCGGACCCTGAAACGGGCAGTAATACTCTACACTAAACATCGTCACTCCATACGGACACTGAATCGGGGAAGCGCAAAACCGGCACCGTCCAGAGTCCATTCAATTTGAAAGCGTAAGTTAATACACCATACCATCGTTCCAGATATACGCGTTCCCAAACATCACTAAGACTATACAACGTTGTGATGTAAAGGATATTCGGATTAGCGGGTGGAAGTAACTTCACGTCAATCCTCCAATGACGTGTTGTAGTTGTGCCGTAAGTACACGTCCAGGTAAGCGGCAAAATATTCGTCAAACGCCACGTGTGGAGGAATACCGGCACCCTCAAACGTTCGAAGGAATTCCGCCGAAAAATGAATCAACGCTTTTGCATCCGGGTGAATCGACGGTGTTGTAATCATCGCCGGTGAAACCGGTTCCAGGCGTTCGATTTTATCGCGCAACTTCTCCAACTGTGCACAAACCGCCGTCTTGACGTGATCATTAAAGGAACCGACCGTTAGACGGCGGGTAGAATCAATACAAAGCTTCATAGCGTGTATCAGGATTGTATGATCCCAAGTGTCCAGTTCCAACGTGTAATTTTTCATCGTGATTCTTCCTCCGGTACGGGTGGATCGAAAAAGACAATATCGAATTGATCAGCGTTCGGCGGTGGCACGTCCGGACCAAACACCGGAACGCCACGCGGCATGGTAACGTCGAAGGGAAGACCCAGGAAGACACCAGGATAGACGATAATATCTTTACTCAGGATGCGCCCAAGGATTCCGTTCGGCGACATTTCGACGTCAATATCACGCGATGGCATTTTTGTTGAGTTCCTTTCGAATCCAGGAATAGTAGGCAGCGTACGCGCGGATAGCGGCACGCTGAGAATACCGCCGGTACCAAAAGGTACCGACGATGCAAGCGATGGAATAGACGGCAAGAAATTCGAACATTTAGTTTACTCCCTTCGTGATTAAGGTGTACACCGTCCGTAAGGCGATGTACACCAAATAGCAAAACAATCCGACGAACAAAAACCTGTAGATCCGTTTCACTTTGTAGATACTCCTGTGACGATACCTTTAGAGATTAGATGTTGGCGGGCGGTGGAAATTGAGGTAAAACGGCGTGATAAGGTTTGGCCTAACGAGATGTGGTGAATTGCAATCGAACCGCCGAAAACTTCCAGGAAAGCGATTTCGTTCATATCGTCACAAATCGTGGCGCGTTCAATCGGTTCCGTGATGGAATCACACATTGTTTGTGTGATGTGAGCTATACCAGTTTTGAAGTACATAAAATCTCCCACTAAAATCATACCACAATTTTGCACCTTCAAGCGGTGCGTCTAATTTTCCGCGTTGTAAATGTGTGCGTTCCGTCCAGGCCAAATGCTGGAACAGGATTTTCGTAGGTAAAAACGTCGCCCTTCGCTACTCCCAAAATTTCCGCACCCGTCAATCGTGCACCCTTGTGTGCTTTTTTAACACACCAATGTGGTTTACCACCGATGGATAACGTTTCCTTTTTCTTCCCTTCGGTTGGTGGTTCACCCTCCTGGAAAACGGCATAGAGCTTTTTACCCGCGATAGCGGCGGACGTGCCGGTTCCTTCAATCTTCCACCCACCTAATTCAGACTCACTAATTGGTACGTTCCGAAGTTCCCGACAGATAATACTGTCGGTATCGCAGTAGATCGGATCAACCGCCCCACGTAAACCACGTAATAGTAACGACCGTGATGCGCCTGTGATAGATGCACCTGTACAGATGTTATAAAAATGTTGTCTGTCAAGCGGCTTCTCCCAAATGATGTACTTAGAGTGATGAATAAATGCTGGTTCCCAAGGTTCCGGTAAGTTGTCGTCCTTACCGATTCGAGTGATTTTCCATTCGCTGTAATTCTCCGGATTCTGTGCAAACTTCCCATAACTGGAGTTCAGGACGAACTTATAAAAGAGAGTGTGTATCTTGTCGCCTATTTCTTTAGCGTGCATTCTCGCATCATAGAAGTGATCAACAAAGTTACCGAAAGTTTGGCGGACTTCGAAGCCATAAGTTTTGAGGATCTTAGTAGGGCGAAAACATCCGGTTTCAAGTGCGGCGTTCCATTCGTGTATGGTGGTACAGAACCGCCCGCCTGGGATAGTGAAATCGAGTCCACCGGTTTTAGTCCGCCTGGGGAACGCGCCATCGTTGAACCCTTCGGCGACCACGAAACATGTATCAGGTTCGATGTACTTAGAGACTCGAATCCCGGTGTTGACAGGATGTAAAAACGATTTCATGCTGTAGGGATAACTGGAGTTCAGATCATAGATGCGTAACGGCATCTTGATTACACCGGAACGGAAAACTTGATTCCTTCCACCAAAGTAGAAGTCATTTCGGAACTTAGTATCGAACTCCTTACCGCCGGATGTGAAGCTATGAAATTTCTTCAGTTGGCGTAGCGCGGAACCACCGATGGTAAGACCATCGCCAAATTCGGCAAAGAACGCGGTTACCAGTTCATAGAGGGATGTACAGTCTTTATGAAGGTACTTCAAAATTTCGTCGCGGTGTTGGTTCCGGACGTCCGCGCGCATCTTAGTATAATCGATTTCATCCTTATCAAAATCGCGCAAGGGGAACGGGAGTATAGCGAATGAATCCCGTAATTCGTGGCATCCTAAGAATGCCTGAATAATGCGCCCGTTTACGATGCGCATATCGGCGTGAAGGTGTTCTAGGAAGTAGAGGTAATCGAACTTACCACCGTTGTGTGCGTAAATGATCGCGGGTGCTTCCTTCTCCAGTGCAACCACTAAGCGCGCAACGCAATCGAGTCCCCAAAAGATGATAGATTTTTCGCCGTCGAAGTATTCCGCAACAAACGGGCGCGGGATTTCGCCGAACGTGAAAGGGTCCGTTTCCAGGTCTAGTACTGCAATCTTCCGCATGTTCCCTCCGATGAAACACGCTTACTTTTTCTTAGACTTACGATTTGACTTTTTCGCCCGCTTCCTTCCGGCGGTGTTGTATTTGGCGCGTTCCGCTTGACTCATACGGGCGCGGTATTCGCGGGCGCGTTGCGCTTGTTGTGCAAGATACTGACTCTGTTTATACTTCGGTGCTTCCTTCAAATCGCGCTTACGCTGTTGATAGTGCTGTTTCCAGTTGGTGAACCCTTCGCGCTTACGCTGTTGTGATTTTGAACCACGTTCCCAGTCACTAAGTTTTGGTTGATCAACTTTGACTATCTCCAAGTTCTGATAGATATCGTTCATCGCTTCGGAATTGTCTTCGTCTATCGCATCAAAGACAGACTCATAATGGTTAATGTAGTCAATCAATTGGTCCATAGAGCGAAACGTACGTAGCGAATGATTACCGAAGAATCGAAAGGCGAATCGTTCACCGGGAGCAAGTTTTACCTGAGACTTACTCAAGTCTGATAAGTACTGTTCCAGGTTTTGAAATTTTACGGGTAGGATAGTGCGATGGATTCCGGCGGGGTTGGTGACGTGTACTTTTCCGTGCGAGACTGTGACGCGTTCGCCCGCTGAGTGTGGAACTATGACGCGTTGCGGAAGACCTTTCGGTTTCGCAATATCGAATGGCTTTCCAAGTTCTTTATATTCGCGGAGTCCTTTTTTCGAGAGCTTAACCGCTGTAGCTTTTCCACTCAGTACATCGTCATACTTTGCAATCGTACGCCGAAGATTTTTGGTTGGTTTTGCGCTACGCGCATCAATGCCTGAAATCAGACCGCGCTTTTTCAGCGTGGAAATATCGTGACGAAATTTCTTTAGTTCAATTTTTGACGCCATCACCTTACCAGGGTGTGTACTGCTTGTACCGCAATTGAGCGAATGGTATCATAGATGTGGTTTAGTTTGCAACCGTTCAGACGATAGGGTCCGATAATGGCGCTTGGCATACCAGTCTACATAGATCCGGTTACGCTTGGAAATCAACCAACGAATTTAACGCCGTTTCCAAGCATGATGTCCGGACCGTGGGAATTTGGCGGTGCGTTATATACCGCGCTTACGCCGACACCTTCGCCCGCTGCGAACGATTTCGCCGATATTTGGAAGTCTACCGATAACGGCGTTACCTGGGTCGCGTTGGATCACACTAGCGCTCCAACGTTCGGCGGTTTTCAATGTTCGTATGATGGGGTTTCAACCATCACTTTAATCGGTGTAGTTCTTCCGGTGCCATCGGGTCTACAGATTATTCAATTCGATTTGACCACGGAACTTTGGGGTACCCTGGACGCACCGACCGCTTTTACTTCGCCCGCCGCACCTTTTGTATTGCTGGAACGTGGTTCCGACAAACTGATTATCTATGGAGATTTCGTAACGTCGTTTTTGTTCGCGGTAACCTGGAACGGCGTTTATGGTGTCCCCTTTCAGATGGACATAAACGCGGTCGCGACGTTAACCGGTTTCGGTGGCATCAATCAAGTATGGGGTGTCCTGGATTCGGGTAACGATGCGCATATTTTCATGATTGAAGCGGACGGAGCTTTTACGCCGTTCAATTTCTATCAGGAAATTACCGCCGCAAATGCTTTGACCACGTTTCAGGCGTTCGGAAGTTTGAATGAGGCATGGGGTGTACCTTGCTTCGAAAGTAACACCGTTATTTTACCCTTCGTTGATAACGGTACGTCATTGGCGGGTGTGTATACCGGTACCCCTTTGGCGGGTCCTGTTTTTACCAGACGTGCCGCGATTGATCCGTTATTTACCGGATCATCGTTCCAACCGGCAGCACAGATGATTGGCGGTGTTTTGTATGTAGTGTACACCGGTGCTAATTCCACTCCTACAGGTGTCATTCGTCAATCCATTACCACCGATTTTGTAACCTGGGTTTTCACTTCCACTAGTGAATACGATTCCGATGTACCGCCGTTTATCGGTTTTCCTGGTAACGAACTAATCGGCATTTTTCCGTCGCAACCTGGATTCGCGGTAATGGCGATTGACCCAAGTAGTACACAATTTCAACGCGTCTTTTTCCCATTCGCTACACCGCCTATCGTTTTACCGCCGTTCATTCAGTTGAACGCACAAGCGTTGTTACCGGTGGCGCTTGGAACACCCGGAACACCGTGTAAATAGGAGATACGTCAAAATGAGCTTAATCAACGCGCCCAATCTTCCAGCACTGATTGTACAGCGGAGTTATCCGACAGTGTTTAAGGCGGTACCAATCAAGTTGGATTTTTCCGCCACCGGTATCTATACGCTGGACTACTCCAACATGCAAGCGCTAACGTATTTGGATAGCGTCCAGACGTTGTGGGTGGACAACTTCGGAAACGCACAGATTTTGAAGATCACGATTCCATCCACTCAACAGGTGTTGCAAATTGCGGCGGGATTACAACGGTACATTCCGGTGCTCTGTGCTAACCCTGTGAAAATGATCTTTGAATCGACGGGCGGTACAGTGCAACAAGTAACGCTCTGTAACTTCCCAGTCTTCACGGCGTAGTAACACAAATCAATCGGAGGGTAATTACATGTGGGGTAAAGGTAGTCCAACGAACAACACCGAAACCGACAGCACCGCGCAAACTGCCAAAAAATCCGGTGCCGGAATGCTTCTGAAGTCACTGGGTTTCGACCCGGAAGAATTTATGAGCGGTATTCAGTCCGCCCGCGCGGAGTATGAAGCCGCTAAGACAGCATCCGTTCAGGTAGTGCAACATTTTAACGCACGCCTGGATATGGACGCGCAAATTCAGGCGCAACAAATCCAGGCTACCCAGAAGGTGGAAAAACGCATCGATGCGTTGGAATACGGATTCCTTCAACGCTTCGACAGACTGGAAGTTATGTTGCGTTTGGTTCTGTCTGGTTTGGAAGTTACAGAACAACCAAACCAAACACAACCAAACGAACTGACTTGTGAAGCGTGCGGAAATTCGTTCGAATCACCGGCAGAATTTCAGGATCATTCCGAAACGTGTACGGGAGGGTAGTCAATTATGCCTAACGCGGAAACCGTGGTAGAGACTGTTCAAACCGAAGCGGCGGTTGACGGTGCGCAAGTTGTCGCGCAAGTTGCGGCGGTTGGTGATTCGATCATATCGGCGGAAGTCGCGGACGTCGCCGAAGTTCTAGCCGACCATGTGGAACAGTCAGAAGAACGACATACGGAAATCTTAGAGGGTGAAGAATGGCTACAAAACCAAATGGGTCTTTTGTTGACGACAATCCAGGGGACCCAATCCAACCTATTGGCGTTTCAGACGGCGGTACTAGCGAAGTTAGACCAACTGGAAACGATAGTGAATTCCAGGAGTTTGACCCCAGTAGCGGCGTTACCGCCCGAACCGATAGCGGCGGTGGTGCTGGAACCGGAAATAGTGGCACCGGAAAGCGGCGTGGTAGACCGCCCGGATCAAAGAACGCCACCGGAACCGGAACGAAGAAAACGGCGAATCATTTAGGCGGTATCGAAACCGTTTTATTGACCATCCACTTCGGACTGGCAGCAGCGTTCAGCACGCCTGAACTTGAGTTAGGGGAAGACGAAGCAAAAGCGCTGGCCGATGGTATGGCGAATGTCGCTGCTACGTATGACCACAATATGAACCCGCGCACCCTTGCATGGGCACAAATGGCAGTAATCGCCGGTGGCATCTATGGCACGCGTGTTTTTGCCATTCGCGCGCGACAAGCGAAAGAAGCGCGCGGTGGAAACGAAGCAAAACCGGTACTAGTGGTGAATCCGCGAAAGACTGACGCAAAAATCGTGGAACGTCCAGGCGGTAACATTTCTACACCACTCACACCCGCCGATATTTTCGGCCTGGGTTACGGTGCCACCATTCCGGAGGGTTTGTAAAGTGCGGTTACCGGACGATACACAGCGTATCTCTATCGTCGGCACCACCGGCAGTGGCAAAACCGCTGCCGGTGTTTGGCATCTTTCAAAAACTGACTTCATCCACAAACCCTGGATAATTTACGATTTCAAACGTGATCCACTGTTAGCCGAAATCAAGGCGCTAGAGGGAACGTATGAAATCACCACCGAAGAATTACCGGATAAACCTGGACTGTATTTCGTACATCCACATCCGGACGACGGCGAACGCGTACAAGAACAGTTACGCGGTGTTTGGGAACGGCGAAACATAGGAATTTATGCCGATGAAGGATATATGCTTTCCACTGCCGGAAATCGGCGTTCGTGGTTTCGCACCCTGCTAACACAGGGTAGGTCTTTGCACATTCCGATTATCACCCTTGCGCAGCGTCCCGCTTGGATCGATCGTTTTGTGTTCAGTGAATCGGAGTTCTTTCAAGTCTTCCGCCTGAATCATACGGGCGACCGTAAGAAAATGATGGAATATATACCGGCGGATATTTCTGAACCACTTCCGGAGTATCACTCATATTACTACGATGTTGGACGCAATAAAATTTGGACGGTGAAACCGGTTCCTACCGGTGATCAAATCGTGCAAGTGTTTGCCGAACGTCTGGAAAGTATGAAAGAAATTCCGGTACCGAAACCGCGACGTGTTTTTATCTGATTTATGTGCCGGTTGACACCGGTTTCGACAGTACTTATACTTTGACGGAGGGTTTGACTTATGGCCGAAGATACCATCCTATCCTGGACGCCAGCGAATTGGATCACCGTTATCATTATGGTGGTCCTAGGTTTCGCTATCCTGGGTATGATCACGAAAATTTGGCAGCAGAAAAAGGGCGCGGTTTCCGCGTAACAAGGTACCCGAATGGATTACGTTATCAATTGGGGACTTCTGAAACACCCGCTTAATTGGCTTACCGTTATTCTAATGGTGCTGATAGCGGGCGCGGCTTTCCACTTCCTGAAAGAGCACATCAAGCAATTGCAGTAACGCGCGCGGTGTAAATCGCGCTAATTTTGTCCCAAGTAAAAGGAGCTACCTGAAAAATGGGAACGTCACAGGCGAATCTAGCGCAACAGGCGCAGAACGCAAACAATTACGCGCGTGCGTTGATCGCTGCCAAAAGCGTACGTATGACGCAACAGATTTCAAGCCAAACCATTGTACCCGCGAATGGCAACGTTGTAAACGTCATCCCGCGAATGGTCGGTTTAATCATGGGTTTTTACGTGAAAGTTACTCTCACCGTCAATAACACGACCGGTGGCGCGGTGGCAATCACTCCAACCGATTTTGGCGCGGCGAACGCGCTATCGGCGATTCAGTTCACCGATTTGAACAATTTGGTGCGCATCCAAACCACCGGTTGGCACATGAATTTCCTGAACTCCGTCAAGGGACGTATGCCGTTCGCCCAAGCGTTGTTGAACAACACGATGGATGGTATCAACGTTTCGGGCGCGTACGGTTCGAATTGGCTGGTGATCAATGAACCCGCTTCCATCGCCGATGGTGCGGCGGGTACCGTCACCATGTGGTATTACGTTCCAGCAGCATACACGGACGGCGACTATCGCGGTGCCATTTTCGCGAACGTCGTAAACGCCACGATGCAATTGCAACTCACGGTGAACCCAACACCGGTTGGTGTTTCGACGGTGGACACCACGAACAACATTTACAAAGCAGCAGCGGGCGCGGGGAACATTTCATCGGCGACAATCACGGTATACCAGGATTACCTGGACCAACTGCCAATGGGGAACGGGCAATTTATTCTGCCCATGTTGGATCTCAGCACCATTTACGAACTGAAAAACACCACGTTTTCCAGTCTCGTTCCCAACAACGACTTTCCCATGCAATACCCCAACTTCCGCGATTTCCTTTCGACGTTCGCGGTCTACAATTCCAATCCCGCGATTGCTGGCGGGCGCGGCGTTGGTGGCGATATCAACGCCTGGAAATTGCAAGCGGCGAATTTGACCAACATTTTCAACCTGGAACCGTCGTTGGTCGCGTTGCGGTGGCGCGCGTTGATCGGAACCGATTTCCCGAAAGGCGTGTACTACTTCGGTTCGCGCGCAAAACCAATTGCTACAACGCAATACGGGAACATGCAGTTGGTTCTGAACCCTTCGACGGCAGCAGCGGGCGCATACGTATTAGTCGGGTGGGAAGACTTCGGTCTGCAAAACGTCATCACCCAGGCGGGTTCTCTACCCGCTTCCTAAAGTTCCCTTCGGCGTGTACCGCGTTGTGAGGGTAACCAGGGTGTTGAATCCTCCGATTGGCACCCTGGTTTTACTTATTGGTTCGGAAGGAAAATTGAGGATAGCGGAAAATGAACGAAGATTCTAGCGGTCTGGTTTCCACCATGAATTCGTGGTGGTCGCATCCCTTCAATTCCCAGGGAAGCGCGTTCAATTGGGTCTTATTCGTTGGACTCATTATCATCGCCGCTTTCCTTTGGCAATTGGTGTTACTCGAATTTTCAAAGGAGATATAGCATGCGCGTTCACTGGGGTATGATTGTCCTGTTTCTGATCATCGGTTACCTTTTGGGTGTCTGGTTTCCGGGTCCTGGTTCCCGATTGCGTACCGCTGTTGGCATGTAATGTTCGTCGGGGACCCAGGCGTAAGTTTGTCGGGATTGTCCGCCGCGTTTAGCGGCGGTACACTTTTGATCGGATTACGCATCGTGTTTTTGGCGGGTCGATTATTACAGCGGGTTGATGATCACGATAAGCGAATCGACAGAATAGAGGATAAATTACAATGAATCAAACGGGTGTCATTTTCTTCGGTCTGTTGGTTGGCTTCGTTGTTTTTATCACGGTTCGCGGGGAACTTGCGGCGTACCTGGACGTGATTGGTTTGGAAAGCGGGCGCATCTTTGGTAACTCTCCGGGTGCCACTACTGCCGGTTCAACCGCTGTTGGTATCGCGCTTCCTACCATTCGGTTTTAACAATGCCATTCGTGCTTATCATTTCGGGTGTGGTGCTGTTGATCGCTGCAATACGCGACAAACAACAGCAACTATTTTTCCTCCTGGGGAACGACTTCACCGGGACGGATAATTTCATCTATTGGTTTTTGTCTATCCTGATTATAGGCGCAATCGGATACATACCAAAGTTGAAACCTGTAAGTGATGGGTTTTTGGTCCTGGTTATCCTGGTCCTGTTTTTACGCAAGGGGACTGGATTCTTCGATATGTTTCAAAAACAAATCGGGACTACTCAAAGCGCCAAACCTGTAGTGTCCACCGGTAGCACGGCGACTAGTACCAGTTTTAATGGCGGTGGAACCGGTGGCGGTTTATCCGTTCAGTTACCCGGTATCACTTTGGGCGGTGGTCGCGGACAAGCGTTGTAAGGAGCTTAAATCATGTTAGACGAAAAGATCATCACGGCGGGTGTTACGATTCTACTTGGCATCGTTGGTGTCGCCGTTCTTGCGTTGCTGGTTTCCAACGCATCCGATACGTCTAACGTTATCAGTGCCGGTTCCGGTGGTTTCGCCTGTGTGCTGAAAACGGCGATTACCGGAAAGAACGCATGCGGCGGTACCGGTGGTATCAGTCTTACACCGAACGTCAATAGTACAATCACTTTTCCAGGACTCTAAAAGGAGCTTTCAAAATGACAGATCAGTTAATCACTTCGGTTGTTACCGTCATTACCGCAATCATCGGTGTAGCGATACTTGCGGTACTCGTTTCGAAACAGTCCAATACTTCCAACGTCATTGGTGCAGCGTCGAAAGGTTTCGCCACCGATCTAAGCGCGGCGTTATCGCCTATTTCGGGCGGGTCTGGAATCGGTGGGTCCGGTTTCAACTTCAATATTCCAACACTCAACTTTCAGTAGGAGCTACCCGCCATGTGGCTACCTTCGATTTTACGTCCGCGCGTTCAGACGTCGCCCGTCGCACAATATCATCGTGCACCGTTCTATCCAGTTGGAGCGGAAGACGCTGTTTATGAACCCGCCGCGCCCGTCGTTCCAGCAATGACGGCGGGTATGGTCAACATTTCGGGTAACGGTGTTTTGTACGCGCATACCCCTACACCAATTTGGGGACCCCAGGTTTACGCCAATCAGACCGCGTATGTCGCCGGTGTCGGTGGACCTTTGGCGGGTCAATTCATCGGCCAACCGCTGAACGTTCCGGAAACCACAAACGGGAGTCAATAAAGTGGATTTCAAACTTATAGAGGATCATCCCTGGATTACCACCGGTGCCATTTTGGGCGGTGGTTTTGTCCTGTATCTTTTGTTCCATCGTTCCAGCAGTACCGCCGATACCACGTCATCCGGTGCCGTGGTGCAATCGGTTGATCCGAACGCACAAGCAGCAGCGACCGCGTTACAGTCCCAACAGGATCAGATTAGCGGAAGTATTCAGGGTCTTTCGCTCCAAGGTCAAACGCAAATTGGACTAGCAACTTTAGGCGCGGGTGTTCAGAGTCAATCGATTCTTGCTTCTCAGGACGTCACCAACCGACAGACCGCCGCACAACTTCAATTGGGACTGGGAAATCTGGACGCACAAGTTCAGGCGCAACAAATCCAGGCTACCACTCAGATGAATTTAGTTGACGTGCTTTCGCGACTATTCGGCGGTGGCAATTCGCCGGTAACCGCAACACCGGTATCTAACACGTCATCGAATCCGGTGAACACTTCCAACACGCCTTCACAAATCGCGGTTACACCGCCCGCTTACATTCCGTCGAATCCGTCCACCAATACGGGCGCGATAACGGATTGGAGTGGAACTGTCGTTCCCGGTGGTGCAACATTAGTTCCACTTCCGAATTATGCCGTTTGTGATCCGATGGATTCCGCTTGTGTACTAAATAACGGTTCCCTGAATACGTCGTATGTTCAGAGCGTTTCCACGGCACAGGCAAAGAACAATCGAAATCAGTGTTTGGCGAACGCCGAACTTAGCGCGGGTAAACCAAATTACGCTGCGTTGGTAGCAGCGTGCGGATAGGGAGTTTATGAATCCAGAAACAGGTAAGCGTATTGGACTTGTCGCGAGTGTAATTGGCGCTGTTGGCGCTATCGTCTATCTGGTACGCCGTCCGCCCGCCCCAGGTTCGCCCGCTGCCATCGTCGCCGGTGCTGGTACGGGACCTGCCGGTGCTCCCGGTATCGGCATCCCAGGCGCGGCGGGTGCCGGTGGCGCGGCGGGCGCGGCGGGCGCGGCGGGCGCGGCGGGCGCGGCGGGTGTTCCAGGCGCGGCGGGTGCCGGTGCCGTCGTCTATACGTCCGGTAGTCCATCCCTGAGTTCTCTATCTCAATACTTCATTTCGATGTTTCAAAATCCCGCGCCTGGACAACCGTATACCGCACCGTCCGATTTAACATCCAATCTTCCGCCCGCGCTGGACTGGCCGAAGAAATTCGCCGGAATGAATACCACCGTTCCGATTCCTTCGGATTCCGGGTGTGGTTGTGGCGGTGGCGGTGGTGATAGTGAATGTAGTGGGTGCCCATGCCCTAACGCGGGTCCACCAATCTTTTTTCCCGATGGTTCCGGCACTTGCGCAAGTACCACTCCTGGACGGTTGGTTTCCAGCATGGATAAATGCCAACCGAACGCGGTGCACGCTGGAATTCTAAACATGCTAGGGAACACCGGTTATTATGGCACCGACGCACCACCGGACCTTGCAGCGTTCGCAAACAACGTTGCTGCAAGTGTGAACAAACTTCCGTCACCGGTGCCAACCGCGAAACACGAAATGATGTTACCAAACTATGTTCCAACGTCGCGTTTCGGACTATCGTAATGTCAACATCACTTCCAGCATTACCGGAACTCCCTTCGCTAACGTCGCGCCCGCAAGTTCACCCCACATTGGCGAACGCGTTTAGCTTCGGTGCACCGTCCGGTAACGGTTGGGGGTTCACCCCTGATAGTGGATGGGAAAGCGGTTTTTCCATCAACGATATTTTCGGCGGTGGTGGCGGTGGCGATATTTTCGGCGGTGGCGGTGGTGGTTTTTTCGGTTCGGGTCCTAGTTCTGTTGATCCAACACAGGGCGGT